AGAAGAGTTTTGTTTTTGTTTCAAAGTTGAAAACTTGAAGTTGCTAAGTGGTAATTATGATGTAGTATTAAGTAAGACCAATGTTGCTCTGTTCAAAGGTGACGGAATCAAATACTACATTGCTCTAGAACCAAACACATGAAATGTTGGCACTGCAATACTGAACTGATCTGGGGATCAGATTTTGATGCAGAGGATTATGGATGCGAAGAAGAATACTCTATCGTAACCAATCTCACATGCCCTACATGTGAATCATTTGTTCAAGTTTATTACCCAAGACAAGATGAAAGAATTTGATTATGAACTCGATTACAAAAACATTGACTTTAAAGATGAGAGAAATCGTAAACTTTATCGTATTGGAAGGGGAGAGCAAGGAGTTCTACTGGTTCGCCCTTATACTAACGTTATTTGTGATCATTGGAGATTCAAAACTCCTGATGAAGCAGTAAAATCTTCTAATAAAATATTTGCAATGTATCTTGATTATCGTGATGAAAAAGATTTTATCGGTATGGATATGTGTCGTAAGTTTTTAGAAATGGGTCACACCAGATCAAGGCGATACGCTAATCATAACACAGGAAAGAAATATGATGACGAAGGAAAAGTACGCCCCCAAGAACCAGATCATTTGACAAGTAAGTATGCTAAGTCTGCACAAATATTTAAAAAGGTTAGAGATATTGTTGCGAAATCTGACGATTATGTTAGAATGAGGAAACAATGGAGGGCATCAGAATGACTAATCCAATCGACATCGACAGAATCGCAAATGCACTTGAGAGAATTGCAAACTCTCTTGAACATCTCAGCATTGAAAATATAGAACACAATCATGTTGAGACTGACATACCAGTAGAAGTAAACACTCACGCTAAAACTTGGTAATGAATATCTTTGTAACTGATCCTTCCCCAACAAAGTCTGCTCAGGTATTACCTGACAAACACATCGTCAAGATGCCACTAGAGACCTGTCAAATGCTTTCTATTGTTGCATCTGATAAATGGGGTCATGGTTTTGGTTCTTTACCTAAACTAGATGGCACACCATACAAAACAGATAAGGGTGCTTTTCGCAATCACCCTTGCACTGTATGGGCACAAGATCATTGGACATGGTTAATCATTCATGGTCTTGCCTTATGCTTTGAATATACTCTTAGATATGGTAAGATACATAGTTGTCAATCAACTATCGAACATGCTGTAAAAATATTTCCTCCTCAGGATACTGATCCAACACATTTTGTTTTCGCAGGTCCTGATCAGTTCAAGTATGATAAGACTATTGACATTTTTACAGCATACAAGTATTATATCAATAGCAAACCATGGGTATCAGATAATTATCTAAGGTTACCTGATCGAAAACCTAACTGGGTTAATTAATTATTATGAGTGAATTTTTATGGGTGGAGAAATACAGACCAAAAACAATTGAGCACTGTATTCTACCTCCTGATGTGAAATCTACGTTCAAAAGTTTCGTAGAACAGGGTGAGATTCCCAACTTACTTTTATCAGGCACAGCAGGTGTCGGTAAAACAACTATTGCAAAAGCATTGTGTAATGAATTAGGAGCAGATTTCTATGTCATTAACGGATCAGATGAAGGACGATTCCTTGACACCGTACGAAACCAAGCAAAAAACTTTGCTGCAACTGTATCACTTACAGCATCAGCAAAGCACAAAGTCCTTATCATCGACGAAGCAGACAACACTACACCAGATGTACAACTCTTACTTCGTGCATCGATAGAAGAGTTCCAAAAGAATTGTAGGTTTATATTTACATGTAATTTTAAAAACAAAATCATTGAACCTCTACACAGTAGAACAACAGTAGTAGAATTCAATGTTCGTGGTAAAACAAAACAACAACTTGCTGCTGCATTCTTTGATAGATGTAAAGGAATCCTCGTTGCTGAGGATGTTACTTTCTCTGATAGAGTTGTAGCAGAAGTTATTCAGAAATACTTCCCAGATTTCCGAAGAACACTTAATGAGTTGCAACGATATGCAAGCACAGGATCTATTGATACTGGCATCCTAGCAGCACTAGGAGACGCAAACGTTAACACTCTGGTAGAATCATTGAAAGCAAAACGATTCAATGATGTAAAAAAATGGGTGCAACAAAATTTAGATTCAGATCCTACTTCTATCATGAGGAAACTCTATGATAATGCTGCTAGTCTGATGACAGGTCCTAGTATTGCAGCAGCAGTTTTAATCATTGCTGAATATCAATACAAGTCTGCATTTGTTGTAGATCAGGAGATCAATCTCCTTGCATGCTTAACTCAATTGATGCTTGAATGCGAATTCAAGTAACATCCAGTGACCTTTACAAAGAAGTAAAGGAACTTGTCTTAAGTCCTGATTTTCCTTGGCACTGGCATGACAAAGCATACAATGATGATGAGGTTACTGAAGGTAGAACAAACTTTGGTTTCTTCTCACATGTAGTCTTAGAGAGACCTGGTTATACATACCTAACTCCTAAGATAAATTCTGATCACTTTCCATTGTTTCATGATTTATTTGTTGAGATCTGTAGAGACAATAACATTGACCCTAAAGTAATTTACAGGATCAATGCTAACTTGACTACTGAATCACACCACAACAAATATGGTCCTGACCACACAGACCATGACTTTCCTCATAAGAATATGTTAATATACTTAACAGGAACTCATGGAGGTCTTACTAAAGTTGGAAACACCAACTATTCTTGTATGCCTAATGAAGCAATTGTTTTTGAAGGTGTTCACGCACATATGGAACCTACGTCTGGAAGACGAGTAGTTCTAGTTTACACATTTTTATGATTATGACTAACAAATTTATTAGAAAACGTGAAAAGATTAAAGCACAGGTAAAGTCCAGATTCTATTATCTATTCTGGGGTGCTATGGCAGGTGCTGTTGTAGGTGGTCAACTATATGTCGGCACGTCTTATCGTGTTATGGCAAGATCTATGAACAGATGGTTTGATGAAACTATTGATCTTATACAACAACCAATAAAACCCCCAACAGGACGCATGATGCCTGTTCCAATTCCTACTCCAGATTACTACGACAATCCTATGATCATCAGATGACATCTCTGAAAACACCCTTAAGATATCCTGGCGGTAAGTCTCGTGCTACTAAAAAGATGGCACAGTATTTTCCAGACTTCAGAGACTATACTGAGTTTCGTGAATCTTTTCTTGGAGGTGGATCTGTATCTCTATATGTCACACAGATGTATCCTCATCTAGAGATTTGGGTCAATGATCTATACGAACCTTTGTATACATTTTGGAAACAACTCCAAAAGAATAGTGATAAAGTTAGGAACGAACTAGTTCAACTTAAACAGAGACATCCTGATCCTTCCTCAGCAAGAGGTCTTTTCTTGGAGGCAAAAGAATATCTTTCTAAACATCCTAAAGATAGTGACTTCATACATCGTGCTGTTGCATTCTATGTTGTAAACAAATGTTCTTTCTCTGGTCTTACTGAGTCTTCTTCGTTTAGTAAACAAGCATCTGATTCAAACTTCTCGATGCGAGGAATTGATAAACTTCCACACTACGGACAACTTATTCAAAGATGGGAAATAACTAATCTACCATATGAACAACTATTCACGGATGATGAAAATGTTTTTATATATCTAGATCCTCCATACGATATCAAAGCAAACTTATATGGAAAAAGAGGTACGATGCATATTGGATTTGACCATGACTCTTTTGCAAGAAGGTGTGATAGAGTTGAATGTGATCAAATGATATCTTATAATTCTTCTAATTTAGTAAAGCAAAGATTCCAAGGTTGGAGAGCACAAGAGTATGATCATACTTATACTATGAGATCAGTAGGTGAATATATGAAAGATCAAGAACAACGCAAAGAACTTCTCCTTTTAAATTATGGCATATGATGAAAGATATCCTTTAAAGGATTATTTGAACTCTATTAATTTCAGTAAAGATTACCTAATGGATGAGGATCCTGGTTGGGAAAAAAATTACCCTGCCTATGTAATCAACAAGTGTATGTCTCATCATTTAGACACTATTATGTTTGCTAATGAAATGAATATACATTCTCATATCGATAAACGTTTACAGTATGATTTTCTTATAAATATCGTGAGACCCCGAAAGAGATTTTCTCCTTGGGGGAAGAAACAAAAAGTGAAAGATCTTGACCTTGTGAAAAAATACTATGGTTATAGTAGTGATAAAGCAACTCAAGCCTTAGAGATCTTAACTCCAACCCAACTTAATTACATTAAGGATAAACTGAACAAAGGAGGTAAGACCAGATGAATGAAGTTAGAGAAGTCCATTGGACTAAAAATGATATGGTTGAGGTGAACTTAAAGGAACCAGATGATTTCCTAAAGGTTCGTGAAACTCTTACTCGTATTGGTGTAGCATCTAGAAAAGAAAAAAAGTTATATCAGTCTTGTCATATTCTCCATAAGAAAGGACAATACTATATCGTCCACTTTAAAGAACTATTTGCTCTTGATGGAAAGAAAGCAAATCTTTCTGAGAATGATGTTCAACGTAGAAATAGAATTATCAAATTGCTATCCGATTGGGGATTGGTTGAAATTGTAAAACTATCAGCAATTTCAGATGCTGCTCCATTAAGTCAAATCAAAGTAATCGCATACAAAGAGAAGGGAGATTGGACTCTTGAGTCTAAATATAACATCGGAAAAAAACGTCAAGTCACAGAATGATATATAGTTTAGTGTTATCATATCAGCATAATGGCAGACGCAAAGAAAGTAGAGGAAAAAGCAAAAGGTCCTCTTGGTAAACTCAAGGAACATATGGATGATAAGGAGGAGCAACTTGCTATCCTAAGTACATTCGTACGTCTGGGTATTTTGATTTGGAGTGGCGGTATCTTAACTTTGAATTACGTTACGATACCAGGTTGGGAACAAGATAAGATTGATCCAACTTTTATAGCTTCGGTTTTCACAGGGGTCACAGCTACTTTCGGCATTCAAGCGGGAGGTAAGAAGAAATCTAATGGTGATGGTGGTGGAGCAAACATATCTAAGAAGGATATGGAGATGCTTATAGAAAAAGCAACTCAAGCAGCACCTACACAAACTATTAAGTTAGAGGTTCCTGCAGTTAAAATTACCAGTTAGAATCATGCAAAAAATTATTAACGGAATCGCTATCTTCTCAGGTGTAGTAGCACTTGGAGTAGTTGGTGTTGGTGGATATGTTTATATCCAGAAAGATGCCATCATCGAAGACATTAAAGAGAAAGCGATCAACGCAGCACTTGGTGGAGTAGGAGACTCTCTACCTGACATGATGGATACACAACTACCTCCTGTCACTGGTGCACCAGTTCCCTTGCCTTCAATGCCATGAACATTAAATGGATATCAATCGGTGTAGTTGGTAGTATATTCGCAGTATCCCATCTGGGAATGATAGGTTATATTGCCAGTAGAAAAACCGAAAGTCAATTACCTAGGATAGATGTTCCTGTAGGTGACTATACTTCATATGCTATATCTGCTGATAAGGATGGATATAAAATTAGTTACTCAGCAAACGATCCAAAGACAGCGTTCATTACTAAAGATATTAAAGAGAAAGGTGGTTTCTTAGGATTAGCAAATGAAACTACTAAGATCACTGAAGAATACTTTATGGATGGTAAGACTAACCAAGGCGGTGCTGTATCTAACAAGAGATCTTGGATAGATCAACCACCTGGTTTGACTGCAGGACAGGCAGCAGAAATAGTCGCTGCTAGAAAAAGCGAAGCATGTATCAAAGCAATCGGATCAGCAGAGGGCACAGGTCGTCTTGTTGGCACAAGCATTGGTGCGGCTGCTGCTCCTTCTCTCAGTAGTATCCC